ACAAGCATATAATCATAGCATAGAAGGTCTTGCTCACAAGGCTTTAACAGGTAAAAATTTTTATGATTTAGGTGGATATACTCCTGGTATATTAGCTGATATAGGTTCTACAGTTCTATCGTTTATAGCAAGTCCAACAGATTTTTTAACCTTAGGATTAGGTGGGGCTGCCGCAAGGGCTGCTGCTAAACCATTATTAACAAAGACAACAAATGCTTTAATAAAAGGTGGTATGCCAAAGGCTAGAGCTGTAAGAAATGCTGAATTAGGTTTTGAACAAGCTCTTTCAGCAGCATTGCCAAATGCATTAAAAAATGAACTTAAAACAGGTTCGGTTTCAGCACAAGTTTTAAAAGAAGTAGATCGTATTGGTACTGTTGGCAGTTTAGGGTCTATTGGTTTCTACTCTGGATTACAAAGTGCTTTGGTACAACAAGCAGATGAAGGCAAAATAAGTGCAGTAAAAACTTTAACTGATGCTTCAAAAGCAGGGTTGACATTATATGGTGGTATGGTGGGTGGTAAAGCTTTAGCAACTGCTATGGAAAAAGGTAAGTTTGGAAAACCAATACAAGATTTACTTAAAGAAGATACTTTTCAATCAAAACTCACTAGACTATCTGCAACAAAAGGAATAGAAGTTGCAAGTTTTGGAACAGCTCCTGCTGTTTTCGAAACAATAGAAGGCAACCCAAGATTTCCACATCCTGCTGAATATGCCCAAGCAATGGGTGTTGTTGGTGGTTTGTTGGTTCAAAGAAAAGCTGTTCAGTTATTAAGAGGTCAACCTAAGAAAGATAGACTTACTAGGTTAGAAAAAGAAGAAGTAAAAGCAATAAAAGAAGGAAGAGAAGGACCTTTAACATTTGAAGCAAGAAAGATAGCAGAAGCAGAACAACCAACTGTTAAAAAAAGATTGCTTAGAGAAGAAATAAGATATAATGAATTTGAAACAGTTAGAACAAGAGAAAATTGGAGAGAAAAAAATTTAGACGATACAATAACGGTAGAAATTTTACAAGTAGGTAAAGGTCCAAAAGGTAAACAAAGACAAGCTGACATAGATAAATTTAAATCAGACCCTAGTAATCGTGGTACTCGTGGTCTTTCATACACTATTCAAATGAAAGTGCAAGACTTTTTAAAAACTTATAGAAAAAGCTCAGACGACCCTGGTTCTTTAAAACTTAAAAGAGATGCTACTAATAAAATAAGATCAACAGAAAAAATTAATTTACAACAAGCTGATAAACTAAGGAAGCAACAAAAGGTAAGTGATGAAGAGTTTATAGCAAAAAAGAAAAAATTAAAAGAAGAAAACCCAGACTATACAAGGGATGAAATAGCAAGAAATTTAAGAAGACATTATGAAGCATCTAAAGATATTGAAAAATTAACTAAAACTTTAAAGGCTGACCCAAGATTTAAATTAGATGTTGCAAACTTGGAATATGGAACAACATTAAGAAATATGATGGGCAAAAAATTATATGATAGATTTATTGATTTTGCAGCACCTTCAAGAGGAACATTGGATTCAGCAGTAAAAAGAAGAGCTTTTGATATATTAGAAAATTATCAATCAGGAGTAAGGATTAAAGTAAATAGTTATTTAAATCCTAATGTAGGCATATTAGCCAAGTCAGGGTATTATAAAATAGAAGATTTAAAAGGTAAAAAAGCAGCAGATAAAGAAAAAGATTTATTAAGAAGGGTTTTAGAAAGTAATTTAGATGAGTCAAAAATTAAAGTTGGTAAACCTTTTCAGTTAGATGGAAAAACATTTAAGTTTGAAGTTATAGACCCAGCTAAAGTTAGAATTGCTTTTAATAAAGCATATAATGATGCAAGAAGAGCTGGAATAGAAGTTGAAAAGTTTGAAAAAAATTATGCACCTAGATACTATAAACCTGAAGTTATTAAAAAAATAAGAGGTGAGTTAGATACAATAGTAAGACAATTACAAAATCAAGGACATGAAATAACAGAATTTTTTGCAGGTAAACAAACTTCTTCTAAACATAAAAAAGAATTTAATAATTATTTAAAAGCATATTTGAACAAACAAGGTGTTTCAAAAGAGTTTAGAGCACAGATGTATAGGTATGCTGACCAGTTTAGACAAGAAGCAAAAGCTAAAGGTAAAAAATTAGATATTTCTTCTCAAGATTTTGTTCAAGCTATAACAAAATTAAGAGAGCAAGTTAGTTGGACAATTTTTGATAGAAATAACAATTATTCTTTAACAAAGAAAAGACAATTAGATGTTCCAAAAGAGTATAGAGAAACAAATCCAGATGCAATATTTGGAAGATATTTCAATCAAGTTGCAAAATCAATAGCACATTTTGAAAATTTAGGAAAAGATGGTTCTAATTTAAAAGGCATTGGTGATGCATTAAATATATTAGCTAATAGTCCAAGAAGTAAAGTAACAGTTAAAGATTTTAATAACTTTGAACAAATAGTAAAGATGACCACAGGTGCAATTGAGTTTGATCCTAAATTTAATTGGGGTCAAGGTACTAAAAGTTTTTTACAAGATGTAACAAGTTTTCAGGTTGGTACAAAAATAGGTTTAGGGTTTGCAGTCATACCAAATTTATCTCAAGTAAGTATATCAGTAGCTTTAAAAACAGGGTATGGTCCAATACTTAATGGTGTTTATAAATATAAAACAAATAAAGAATATAAAAAATTTGTTGATAGTGTATCTTATAACTATAGAGATATATTAGAAGCAGCCCTTGGTGCAAATGTTGAAAAGGGTGGATTCATGGGAAAATTTGCAAATCAAACAACAGATAGATTATTTGGTCTTGTTCCAGGAAGGCTAGGAAAAGCATTATCTTTTAATAGAATTAATGAAATAAACTTTAAGATGTCATCAGTTGCAAGCTATGAATATTTACTGAAGCAACAAAACATTGCTCTTGGAAAAGGCATACTTGGTAAAAATCCATCGTTAAGAACAAAAGCAGTAAGAGAATTAAATAGAGCAGGCTTTAAAGATATTAGAACAAATTTTGATTTAAAAACTACTAATCAAAACACATACAGAAAGATGCAAGATTTTGCATTTAAATTTTCTAGAGATTATCAGTTGCAAAAAAATGTTTTAGCAGATCCTAAATTTGCAAATGACCCTAGATTTAGACCTTTTTATTTATTTAAAAGATTTGGATACAGGCAAGCAGAACTTTTTACTAGGGTTTTAAGTGAAGAAAGAAATAATCCTGCATTGTATTTAAGATTAGCAGCATCAGGTGCTTTTGGTATAGGTTTGATTATGCCTGCTAAAGAATTATTAAGTAGGTTTTTAGCAGGAGAAGAAATATATAACCCTGATTACAATTTAATTAACACTTTCGAATATCTAAAAGATGGGTCTTTTGCAGAAGGAGTTAGTCAGTATGGATTAGATGATGTTTTAAAAGGGATGGCTCAAGTTGGTGCAGTAGGAACTATATCTGATATGCTAGCTTCAGAAAGTAAATTAGAAGCAGTTGAGTTTGCATTGAAACCTGTAATCTTTGCTGATTTAGATAAAGGATATCAAGCAGTACAAAGGTTTTTTGCAGATGTTGATGGTTATGGCATTGGGGGTGCAACAAGAAGAACACCAAAAAACTTAGCACCTATTTTTGGAACAGCAGTTAGAAGATTAGCACAAAACTTGCAAACAGAAAAACAAGAAGAAGATTATATTAAGTATAGAAAAGGATTGGTAAGAAGTCAAATTTTAGATGCATTAGCAGTTGGAAATGACAAAACATCTACAAGATTATTAAATGAATGGAATAGAGTTTATGGGTATCGAAATCCTATTATGTATGATGATGTTGATTATGATGATGTTGCAGAAAGAATTATTACTAAAGCAGAAAAAAGAAGAAGACCTTAACGCACACCTGCTACCTGAAGTTCCAATAATTTTTGTTTTAATTTTTTCGTATGAGTGGACCTTTCAGAGTTTGTCA